TTATTTTAGTGTGACTTTTTTCTTAAACTGATTTTCGAACATATTCTTAATGGGTTTCAAATCGATTGTAAACCCACATCCAGGAGTGTCACAGACCAAGAGGTCATTATCTTTAACTAAATGGTTCACTTGCAGATGCAGTCTTTGTATATCTGCGCTTGTAAGGTTAGGATATCCCTTTATTTTATGTTCTTTACCACATTTAGGACACGGTACTCCGAACTCGACGACTTCTATATTCTTGGTGGCGTTGTGTGGTGCTGCAGGTTTGTTGAATGGAGTACTGGCCACATTGGCAGATCTTGCCAGTTCGCAATCTTCCCAGAAATATAGTTTAAAGTCAGTACAGTTGTCGAATATTAATCGGATAACAGTCTTTATCCTATAGACTATATTCGCGAGGGTAGGCTTATCGTCAATATTTTCAATTCTCAGTTCTGCATTGAGGTCTTCGATTTTGAGGGATCGCCCATGTGTGTGCCAATCCATGTGATTGCACAGTTTCTCGGAAATTTGCTTTGCCCTTTTCTCTTTCATTTCCTGAGTAACAGGAAGACCTCGAGTTTCTGTAGTTATCCAGTCCTTAAATTTGTATTTCGGCAGCCATTCCTCCACAAGATCCTGTGCGAATTGCAGCGAGTTCATGATGCCATAGATTTCACCTGGGGAGATCTGTGAAATAAGCAAAGCATCAAATGGATTCAATTTTCCGTTTTTTGCGGCCTCTTCCCTTCTCTCGTCAACCCAAGTCTTATAGTCATAGGCAGAGATCGTACTTCTTCCAACTCTTACCTGTGCATCGATTGGTCCCAAACTGCCAGTGCTGCACATATAAATATTATTAGCACACATGGCAAGTATGGTTCCGGCACTTTTTGCTTCCCCTGCTATCACGAAATTCACTTCCTCAAATTTTGAGTGTAGGAATCTTGCAATTTCCTCAGCAGACTCTCCACTTCCTCCAGGAGTTTCCAGGTAAATGTCAATTTGCTTCTTGTCAGACTCTCGCAAAATGTCCTGAATCGTATAAAAGTCATCTTGCATAAGACTGACGTCTATACCTTGCTTCCCCTTGTTAAAGTCAGCAGCATAGATGAACAAGTTGCGTCCTGTCAACCTGTTATATTCAGAACGCAATCGACTGAGTTCTTTTTTCAGATCCAGAACACTCATTCTCTGCGCGATATATTCACTGATTATACTTGCCATATTTTTTTGCAAAGTTAATAACAAAAAATCAATTATTCCAAAAATTGTGTAAAAATATCAATCTGCTGCCAAACTACTCGAGGCGGATGATGCCGATGACGAGGGCTACGGCATAGATTTCGGCGTATGTGAGTTCGTAGGGGTCGTAATCGGGGTTGTCGGAAACGATGAGGACGTGCTGCTTGTCAGATCCAGGCTTTATGCGCTTGATAATCGCACCCTGTGCCGTATCGAGAACGTAAGGTTTGTTCCATTGGAAGAATAAACCAGACATAGGGACACGCTGGCATGCTACGATGTCGCCAGATATGTAGGTCGGCATCATGCTATTACCTTTTACCGGCATCAGGAAGTCGGCACCATCGAAAGCCGGCACCACATATCGCTCACATTCATACTCCAGAACAGATTGCTCCCCAGTGAGAGCACCAGCCATCGCGCTGAACGGTATGAGCGGAATACCTTCTTGTGGGTTCTGTGCAGGGTGTGCGACATTTTTTTTACCTTTTCCCGAAAAATTTTCGTCATTTTTCTTTGTTGGCTGAGATATCATATCACCCTCCCCTGTGAGGAGCCATCGGGGGGAATATAGGGGATAATTCTCAACTATTGTTTGAATCCATTTTGACTGAATATCCGTTCCGTTATTTATTGCTCTCGAAAGGACTCCTTTACTCGCTCCAATAGTGCGTTCAAATGCCGTTATTGTGAGCCCTTCCTTTTTAGAAATTGCTTCAATGCGTGATAAAATATTCTTCATAGGGGTGAAAATTTTCGTCATTTTTCTTTGTTAGTTGAAAATATTCTTCTATCTTTGCAGCGTGTTTCATATCGAAACGCGGTGCCAAAGGTACGAAAATTTGTTGAGACTATCGAATTTAGATTGTTAAATATATAATAATGTAATATGGGAAAGAAGATTTTTTTAGATCCGTCGAAGAAGCATGAGTTGGCTGCAAGTCTCGGTTGTACAGAGATGAGCGTACGCAATGCCTTGAATTTCGTTCGTAACACGGAGTTGGCTCGTAAGATCCGTTTTGTTGCACTGAAGCAATACGGTGGTGTTCCGAGTTGGCGTGTAGATATGGATACGGTCCACACCTCCCGTGAGATGATTCAGTCGTTCGGCGATGATGTGCGCCTGATATTGGAAAAGCGCAGCGGTCGTGTCCGTTTAGAGGAATCCGGCAAGGTGTTGTCGGAGAGTTCAAGTCCGAGCATTGAGGAGTATGTCCGCTTGCAGGAAGTTGCCCGCAGGCGTGCGATATTGTTATAAGGAGGAATCTATGGAAAGACAAGTAGTTATGAGAGTGCTAAGAATTCTGGGAAGACTGTTGATGAGGGCTGCTATCATCTTTTTGCTTGGCATGATAGGCATGTGGTTTGTGCTGAGTTTTGCCTGGAGCCGTGAGGAGATGAGCGTCTTGGAGCAGATCGTGGGTGTTGTCTATTTGGCGGCTGTTGTGCCGGCTGTTTTCTATGGGAGTTCTGAGAGGACAGGGAATACTGAGAGTTCTGGGGAGGTTGCAATGTTGCAGCATACGGGACAAGAAGCAGAGCAACGAATGGTCGAAACGGGAACAATAGAACAATAACAGTAAGTAGTTACAGGTACAAGTATGGAGTATTATAATAAGACCTTGTGTGTGAGCGCACGGGAATTGGTGGATAGTGGCGTAGTGAGTCAATCGAACTACCGTAACTGGGTCAATCGCGGTCGTATTGATGTGGTGCGTCGCGGTGGCGGTGCTGCCGGAACCTATGCCCTTATTGCCGTTGACAGTCTTCCTCGTGACTATAAGGCGAAAGTTATAGAACTCTACCCAGACGGCGACCTTACACGTCTGAAGGGTTGGGTTTGCAGCAACTACGAGGTTGATCAGCAGGCCGTTGCCTTCTTCCACAATAGGGAGCAAGCCGGGCTTGACCTGCCTTCGGATAAGATACGGGAGTATGTGGTGAACGCCAGCGTGCTGAACTGCTGCATCCGTCTGTATGAGCGTGCGGCAACAGCCCAGAAATTGTTTGGGGGAAAATACAACTGGGAGCAGATGGCCAAGGCTATTGAAGCTCTTCGTGAGGAGTACGGTCATACCCTCCCTGCGAGTACGCTTCGTTTCCGCAAGAAGGTGAACGAGTACAAGAATGCCGGCTATGGCTGTCTGATTAGTGGCAAGTTCGGCAACCAGTGCGCCAGGAAGGTTGACTACAAGACCGAGCGTTTAATCCTCGGTATTGCGATACTTCCCAACAAGCCATTCAATACCAACATCGCTGAGATGTACAATATGTTTGTTTGCGGTGAGTTGGAGGTTTATGATCCCAAGACAGGTGAGCTGATGAACCCGGAGGACTTTGTCAACACCCAGACAGGCGAGCCGAAGGAACTAAGCCAGAGTACCATTGCCAATTACTTGAACAAGCCGAGCAACAAGGCGCTTATCGACCAGAAACTGATGAGCTGGACGACATTCATGCACGAGGCTATGCCCCACGTCCACCGTCATGGTGGTGACTGGTCTCTGAGTCAGATTACGATGGACGACGTGGACCTGACGAGAAAACTGAAGGACACCAAACAGCGCGTACACGCCTACTATGCGTACGATGTGGTTAGCCAGTGCGTGGTCGGTGCCAGTTACGCCCGTAAGAAAGATGAGGTTTTGGTTGTCGAGTGTTTCCGCGATATGTTCCGGCTTATTGAGAAGCAAGGTTGGGGAATGCCCGCCGGAATTGAGGTCGAGAACCACCTGATGCGTCAGTATAAAGACGGTTTCCTGCAAGCCGGTGTCGCTTTCCCATTCGTTCATTTCTGCGCGCCTCAGAACTCACAGGAGAAATATGCCGAGCCTCTGAATGGTGCAAAGAAGCGCAGTGTGATCCACAAGAACCATGAGGGTATCGGGCGTTTCTACGGCAAGGGCAAGTGGCGTCAGGAGTACAAGAAAGTGAGCGACGAGACCAACGAACTCTACGAGGACAAGGAATACTTCACCTTCGAGCAGTTGGTTGCCGATGACCGTCGGGACAGCTATGAGTGGAACCATCAGTTGCATCCCAACCAGAAGAAGTTCCCTGGCATGACCAGGTGGGATGTCTTGTGTGATCGCGTCAACCCAATGCTTCAGCCGCTTGACAAGTTGACGCTGGCACGTTACATCGGTGAAAGCGTGAAGACCAGTGTACGCAGGAACTCCACCGTCAAGGTATGTTATGATAACTGGTGGTTGAGCGACACGAGCGTCTTGGAAAAACTGCAGCCCAATAACTACGAGGTTACGGCCTACTGGTTGCCCGATGAGGAGGGTAAGCCAACGGAGGTGTTCATATTCCAGAACGACAAGTACATCGATCAGGTTGAGAAGGTGGAGACTTACAACCGCGTGATGGCTGAGCAGACCGAGGAGGATGCTGTGAACTACATCGAGCAACGCAAGAAGATAGCCAAGTTCGGCAAGTACGTGAAAGAACATGCCATCGACGAGCTGGGTGTTTTGAAGAAAGTCGCAGAGCCACAGCCTGCGGAGAAGGAGGAACTGGAAGTAGTTACTGTGGTACCGCAACATACGAAACCATGCAGCACGATTTCATGGAATCCCGACCCGATAGCAGACATTTAATAACATTAAAATACCATTATAAGATGATTGAAACAATGCAGAAAGAGCGGATTTTGGATGCCATTGCCGCCAACCGCAACAACTATCCCAGTGATGCGAAGCACGCTGCCGCGTTAGGAATCAGTGCCAGTGTTTACAACATGCTTAAAAAAGGACAGACCGAAAAGGCTCTGAGTGATGCCAACTGGGTAAACATCGCCCGTCGTCTGGACGTGAACCTCCGCGACACTATTGAGTGGAAGGGAGCGAAGACAGAAACGTTCAAATATGTCTGCACCCAGTTGGAAGCATGCCAGGAACGAAGTCTGAGTGTAATACTGTGCGATCTGCCGAATATCGGCAAGACGTACACCGCCCGATGGTATGTGAACGAGCATCGCAACGCTGTGTATATCGACTGCAGCCAGGTGAAAACCAAACGTGCCCTTGTGAAGAAGATTGCTAAGGAGTTCGGAGTGGGAGCCACTGGCAAGTATCAGGACACCTACGAAGATTTGGTTTATTACCTCCGTTCAATGGAGCGTCCGCTGGTGGTCTTGGATGAAGCCGGTGACCTGCAGTATGAGGCTTTTCTGGAGCTGAAAGCCCTGTGGAATGCCACCGAGATGTGCTGCGGCTGGTATATGATGGGAGCCGACGGACTGCGTGCTAAGATAGACCGCATGGTGGAGAACCAGAAGGTGGGCTATGCAGAGATCTTCTCACGTTACGGCGGTAAGTACAGCCGTGTCACTCCGGATCAGGAAGATGACCGCCAGGCGTTCCTGCTGGAGCAGGCGCGAGTGGTTGCCAGCGTGAACGCCCCGGAGGGAACCGATATCGGTCAGATCGTGCGCAAGAGCCAGGGCGGTTTGAGACGAGTCTATACGGAGATTGAAAAACTAAAGAAAGGAGCCTGATATGTTGACCAAGATAGAAATTCAGTATATGGATGCCGTCATCGGCATACACAAAGAAATGCGAAAGGCAAACGAACGTGGCGTTGACTGGGAGCAGCGCAGGTATGAGATAGCCAAAGACATTTATCCCATTGCATGCCACGACATGAACCCGTCGGAATCCAAGGATGCACCAGCCAAGGCTGCTGTTGAACTTGCCGACCTCTTGATTGCAGAACTGAAAAAGGAGCCAAAGAAATGAAGCGCGCCTACAGTCCGAAAGAAATAGCCAAGAAGACCTACAAGACGCTGCCGTGGGGTGGCAGGTGGGAAGAATCCTTCGGTCTGCCGGAAGAGACCTCGACTTGGTTTATCAGCGGTGCGTCAGCCGGCGGCAAGAGTAGCTTTGTCATGCAGTTAGCTTATGAGCTGACGAATTACGGGCTGGTACTCTACATGAGTTATGAGGAGGGGTTGAGTCAAAGCTTTCAGGAGCGTATGCTGCGTTTTGACCTTAACAAGAAACAAGGCAAGTTTCGGGTTGTCACCAGTGATACCATTGAAGACCTGACAGAGCGCCTGAAGAAGCGCCACAGTGCGAAGTTCATCATTGTGGACTCGTTCCAGGACGCAGGCTGGGAATGGCCGGAAACGAAAGCCCTGCTTGAAGCATTCCCAAAGAAAAGCTTCATCTTCATCAGCCAGGAAGCCAAGGGACAACCATTAGGGAAACCAGCGATTAGGCTTCGCTACCGTGCCGGTGTCAAGGTGAGGGTGGTCGGTTTCCGGGCATATTGCCAAGGGCGTTTCAATCCTGATGCAGGCAATAGTTTCGTAGTGTGGAAAGAAGGCGTATTAAGAACAAGTAATCATTTTTAATTGTTATCGTAAAAAAATAGTGAGACAATGAGTAAGACGAAGCAAGTTTTGGAATTGAGCAGCCCCAGCATGAAGACCATGCATGAGCGGTTGACAGGGTTCGTGCAGCCGTGCAACTACTGCGGCGGCAGTGGGTGGTTCTGGGGCGAGGATGCGTTCGGCGAGGCAGTGAAGGAAGACTGTCCGCTGTGTAAAGGTAGCGGTAAGTTGCGCCCAGTAGTGACAATAGATTGGGAAACGGTGAAGACGGAGGGACTATGAGCAGTGCAGAATTGACGCAGGAGCAGGTGGAATGGTTCCGTAAGAACTTTGAGAATATGAAAAATCAGGAGTTGGCAGACACACTCGGTATTTCTCTCAGCTCGGTGATACGGATGGCTCGTCAACAGAACCTTCGGAAGAGTAAAGAATTCATGGCAGCCATGCAGCGCCACGCCAGCGCATGTGGCGCGCGTGTCACCCGTGCTATGGGCGGTAATGCTGGAGCGGTGAACCTGCTGAAGTATGGTAAAGCTACCCGCTTCCAACCAGGTGTGAGCAACAAAGACCGCATGGGTGAGGATGCTTTTGCCGAGATGTATAAACGGATGGGCAAAAAACGCAGTGAGACATTCCGCAAGGAGAAATTGCGTGTCCGGTGGGGACTGGAACAGAAGACCCGCCTACGTGTCACGACATGCCCACCGGAAAAACTCCGTCTCCGCTCAGCCCTCCGTCGGCGCGGCTATGATATCGCCCGTGCCTCCAACGAGGTATATTTCAATCAGGATACGCGGCGTTCTGCCAGGATGGAGGCACATGCGCTGCGCTTGAAGATGACGCTGACAGATATGACGTGGTAATTTAATAATTGAAAATTGATATGAGATACTTACGTTTTTATGGTCTGCTGGACAAGATGCCAGGAATAGACAAGGATGAACTGAAGCGCACTCTTGTCCGGCAATATACCGACGGCAGGACAGAGAGTCTCCGTGGTATGTATGACTGGGAGTATGATGCGATGTGTGACGATTTGCAGCGGCGTATTCGTCAGAGTGAGCCGGCTGCAGTCGTTGAGCGTCGGAAGTGGCGCAGTGCGGTTCTTCACCAGCTGCAGCTTCTCGGTGTTAACACTGCCGACTGGGCTGCGGTTGATGCCTTTTGCCTGGATCGTCGCATTGCCGGCAAGTCGTTTCGTGCGTTGACCATTGAGGAACTGATGGCGCTGATGCCTAAGCTGAGGGCTATCGTCAAGAAGAAAAGCCACCCTAACCCTCCCAGGGGAAGGGCTCAAAAACTCGACGTGGAGACAGTTGTGGTTGACATAACGGGTTATCGTGATGATGTAATAACAAATTAATAATTGAAATTATGAAAAAGAGAAAGATTAAGACGATTAACGGGCTGTTGGGCGGACTGGTCATCAGTACGCACCCTCCAAAGTGTGAAACATGCAAGAACGATGCTGCCGGCTCGAACTGTGTGAAACTGCATGTGTATGGCGGCAGCGTGTGCGTGTGTGGCAATTAGTGGCAACGATAGAATCGTTGCTCACGGGAAAGGTATTAATAATTAAAAATTAAGAACTATGGCAAGAAAGAAAAAGATGGTTATCAGCGGTGTCTCGAGAGATGCTGCAGAGGAGGCATTCGCACAGTATGCCAAAGCGGATGCGAGTATGAACAAGTTGAATGCGGAGATTGACCTGCAGTGTGCCAAAATCCGCGAGAAGTGGCAGAACCGTCTGGCGGAGCTGGCGACGGAGAAAGAACAGGCGTTTGACGTGTTGCAGGGGTTCGCTCTGGAGCACAAGTTGGAGTTGTTCACCAAGAAGAAGTCGCTGGAGATGACACACGGCACTATCGGCTTCCGGACGGGCACGCCGAAGCTGAAGACCTTGAAAGGCTTCAATTGGGCGAGTGCGCTGGAACTGGTGAAGCGCGTGTTGCCTGGCTACGTGCGTACGACGGATGAGATTGCGAAGGACAAGCTGCTTGCCGACCGTGAGCTGGAGGCTGTGGTGATTGGCAGCAGTGATGAGTCTGTTCCTATGAGTGAAGCACTTGCCGGCTGTGGTATCACTGTTGTGCAGGATGAGACATTTTATGTGGAGCCAGTGAGCATCGAGAATTAAGAATTGAGAATTATGGGAAAGCGGAGACGTAGAGGCAGGAGTTATGAGATGCGTGTGGCGGCAGTGAACGAGTTGTATGACAGGTTCTCGCGCACGGGTCTGAGCAACCGTGAGATATGGCGGCGCTATATCTATCCGCGGTTCGGTATCGATGAGAGTACGATGTACCGCATGCTCAAGGCTGCGGGTCGTGAGGAACTGCGTGACCAGCGCTCGATGACTGCTGAAGGTTTCCTCTTTCCGGAATTCGAAGAAGAGCAGCGGGGGCTGGAGTTCTTCAGGAAGAACCCCTCCCCGTAGCCTGCGCTTTAAAAAATCGGCGGATTTTTTGGCGGATTGAAATAAAGTTTGTACTTTTGCGACGTTCAAGTTTTAATAACACACGACGGTATATCCGTCCATAACGTCGCTGTATGGACTTTTTTCATGCCCTGCAGTTGATGTTAAAATACGGTGTACCAACCCCGTGATGCGGTTGTAATGGCCGTGTCGGTCGTGTGTATAAGACTTGAACAGCGGGAAGTGGTACACTTTTTTTTAAAAACGGTGGTCACCCCAAAACATATTATGCGACGCTCGCATATAAAACTTTGAGCAACGGGTGTGGCCACCGTTATTTTTGGTCACATGTTCAAATATTATACACAATTATGTCAAACAAACAAGAAGCGAAGGTGTTTACCTTCAACGAGAACAACAAGCCTATCCGGGTGGAGCTTGTTGACGGAGAGCCTTGGTTCGTAGCTAAGGATGTATGCGATGCACTAACTATCGGCAACAGCCGCGATGCCATCAGTCGTCTTGACGATGACGAGAAGGGGGTGTCGGTAGTAGCGACACCCCCTCAGGAGAACAGCAGATGAACATCGTCAACGAGAGTGGTTTGTACAATTTGATTTTCCAGAGCCGTAAGCCCGAGGCGAAGAAGTTCAGGAAGTGGGTGACTGGCGAGGTGCTGCCGAGCATCAGGAAGACAGGTAGGTATGATGTGAGTCAGAAGCAGCGTACTGAAGGAGGCGTAGCTTTACGTCGCTATCCGCGTCGTGCCCGTGCGTCGGAACTGTTGACTGTCGAAGTCATGAACCTGCTGTGGCTGATAGACGAGAGCCTTGTCATGGGTGACAGGAAGGCAGTTGCGATGGAACTTGGCGTGAGCCGTATGACCGTCAACAACGTGCTGAGAGGCAGGGTTCGCAATTCGCGTGTGCTGATGGCTTTGTATCAGAAGGCAAAGGACAACCGTGCCTGCGGCCTGTTGTACCAGCGCCCGGAGCTGATGTCGGCGCGTCTTACCAGTGAGGATGCCTCGGACGACGAGGCTTTCATGCTTCATGCGCTGCCTCCTGTGATATACGAGAAATCGCGTCGCGGCGCTAAGCCGGGTAACCAAAATGCCAGGAAGCACTGGGGAAAGGAGGGCAAGTGATGGAGAAGAAGAATTATGCTGCTGTAGTTGCTTTTCTTCAGGATGGTTTTGGTCCTGATGTGAGTGTTGCCTTGATGGACTGTGTTGAGCGTTATCTCCCTTCATTTATCAAGGAAGGCAGTGTGCCTTGTGATAAGATTCTGGATTGTCACTGGATGCTTTGTGCGCTCCTGAAGGCAGTGGTGAAGGATGAATATGGTATTGATTTGGAGGGGAACTCCGCCCAGACGCTCTCCGAAGGAAATGGAAATGAAGACCAGGAAGGAGGTGAGGTATGATGCTGAAGAAGTTCAGATTATGGAAATGGTATCTGTATGTTTCCGACGTGAAGCTTCGACCACCTAAAGAGAGTGAGAGTATCCGGCATAGATATCGGAAGAAGCTGCGCCTGTTGCGGGAGGCTTTGCACAAGGAGCGTGCGGGGCTTTGCGAGGAGTGTGGGAGGTTCGTTGGTATTACGGAGTGCGATCTCCACCATATCATTCCTTTGAGTGAGAATTCCGATCTGTTTCTGAGCAAGAACAACCTGCGCCTGCTGTGTCGTGAGTGTCACAAGAAGGAGCACGAAACCCACCCTCAGGACACGGGACGGGATGACGTGATGGCGTGATGTCGTCATGACGAAAATGATTGAGGGGAGCTGCCCATCGCGGGTGGCTCCCCTCTGGTTTTCGTTTCTTAATAAATTAAAAAAGTTTACTTCGCATTTGTTGCTTTTAGAAATAATCTTTATATTTGCAGCGAAGATATGAAAGAACAAAACTTATAAAACACTTTGGATTCTATAATTGACTTTTTGAAGATGATACTTGGCGATACTGCCTTTATAGGTGGTTTTGTCGGTGTTGCTATTGTCGGCATTGTCCTGTGGCTTGCCTGGTGGGGGCGTGGCATTAAGGAGAAGGTTTCAAAGGTTGACGACCATGAGAAACACATGGATGAGTTTCGGGATGCTGTATCAAAGATTCAAGCCCTTCCATGTGATAGTCATTCCAATATTATGGATCGTCATGATAAAGAACATCGCAATGCGGAAAATCGTATGACTAAAGTAGAGACGTCGATGGAGTATCTCCAGAAGTCATTGGATTCGTTAACTAAAGGTTTACAGGGGAACAAAGGAATCATAATAGATCCGTATTCTTTAAATCATAGTCCGTTATCTATCACTCCGAAGGGACGTGAAATGATGGCAAGGCTTGGTGTGGAAGATATGTTTAACCGTAATTGGGAACGTATAGATCGCTATATAGACGAGAATGTTAAAGACAAGAATGCTTATGACGTGGATCAGTTCTGTCTTGAACATGCTGTTGTTTTTCCTGAAAAATTCTTGAAGAAAGAGGAGGTAAATATTCTGAAAGATGACGCATATAAAGAGGGGCTTTCGTTAACATCATATATGCGTGTGATTGCTGTATTGTCGCGGGACAAATATTTAGCTGCGCATAATATTGAAGTTCCAGCACAGGAGGAAAAAGACATTGAAGAGCCCATTAATATTTGATTTAAGTCAGCACCATTGTTATATGATTTCCATTGTCAAAATTGTTATGAATCAGGATGGGCGCGCATTCTTGCAGAATAAGAATAAATAGATGGATTATAAAACGAAGTCACCACAGAAGTTAGCTTTGTTTTATATGTAAAGTTGAGGGGGAGCTGCTCATCGCGGGTGGCTCCCCTCTGGTTAACAAAAAAGTAGTAAAAAGAAAAATGTTTTATGTTGAGCACTCTTTTCCGTCGTGCATGGATAGAGTGAATGTTGTTTCGTACACTTTTATTCCTCCCCGTATGGCATATTGTGTCGTTTTGGTGCGTAGGAGTATGCCTGTGTTTTGTTGTGGCTGAAATCCGTGCAGTGCCCGGTCGAGTTTCATCGCCATCCGCTGGCGTTCTGCAATGGCATGTTCCTGTGATGACCCGAGGTGTGTGTCATCATAGCAGTCGATTGCCAGGCGTGTTGTTATTTCAGCCTTACCCCTCTGGCATAATGCCTTTGTCGTCGTCCACTCTATGGACATATTGCTTATGAGGGCACATGGGAAGGTGACGGGGTATGTATCCTCTTCCGTTTCAAGTTGTCCGTAGTCCTCGTCGATGAGCGAGAGTTCCGGCATCTCTTCAGCAATTCTGTGCATGATTCCAAGTATGATCTGTTCCATGTTTTTATTGTTTTAATATGTCTGTAATAGTGCTTTCTATGATACTGCTTATTTCCCGGTCAAGTTCTTCACTCTTTCCGATGAACTGTCGTTTTGGGATTGTTGCTTTGATGTCGAGACGTTGTTTCTTTGTCAGTGCGAGCGCCTTCCATTTCTGCGCTTCTTTCCCGGTGCTTTTCTTCCCTCCTGCCTCAAAGAATTTCCTCCATGCGAATTTTCGCATTTTAGGTGTGATGCGCGGATGGGTGTTGATGGTCCCACCTTCGTTGTGTATGGCTGCATAGGGTATGCTTGTACCGATAGATACTGCAGCGTCGGTAGGCACATATCGTATTGATCTGGCGAGCAGTTCGCGTCGCGACATGAGAGGTCCGTATTGTGCATCTTTTCCGCCAGCCAGTTGTCTCCGGGTCTTTTTCCATTTCTGCAGTCCCCGGTTCTGGAACCCTCCTCGCCGGAAGTTCTGCTTGACATGGTCTGAAGCTTTTCTCCCGATTTTCACGGGGAGCGTTCGTCTGACAGCATGTTCTATTTGTTGCTGTTGTTTTTGCAGGAGGTTGATGAATTGTTGTGGTGTCATGTGGTTATGGTTTATGCATCGATGGAATCGCTGCTTACGTGGGAAGGCTTTTTCGTGGGGTGGCGGTGTAGAGAGCTTTGGAACGGTAGTATTCCGGCGTTCCTTTGATTTGTTTTTGCTTGATAAGCTCCCGTATGCGCTGCATGGTTGTTACGACGGGCTTGCCGTTGATGTTCAGGATAAGCACCTTGCAGCGCAGCTGTTTTGCGAGTTCGTCGGCGCGTCTGATGGCGCGCTTCATACGGATATTGAAAATCCATGTTTTAATTTTTTCTTTCATATTTTTTGGTGTTTTAAAAATTATTGTTATCTTTGCAGTGTCTTCTTTATGGAGACTGATATCCCCACCGCGTATAGCTGGTTTCGGCTTGAGGTGGGTTTTTTTATTCCTCATATAATGAATATAATTGTTCGTTTCCATGCTTTAGTTTCTCCGTTTTTGCCAAGAATGTACGTCCATTATAGGTGAAACGATATATGACATATTCAATAACGCCTCGTTCCCTCTTATTTTGAACGTTGTCTATGTTTTTTTGAAGTGTCATGTCCTTATCTTCCCCAAGGGGACTTATACGGACATAATTCAATTTTTCAAGATGCTCCCAAATGTGAATGGCTGCATCGACATCATAATCATGATGTAAATGCTTCAAGAAACGATTTCTTGCTTTCCCCGTTTGGTGAATGGTTCCAGTAGTCAGATTTGTAAAAGTCCTATCTGGTTGTGCTGGCATTAAATTGTTTTGTTTTACCTCTTGTTTTTTTACCCATGCTGCATTATCTATTTCTCTTTTTGCAATAGCTCTATCCACGCACCCATTGATATATGGGCAGTTGTAGCAGTCTTTTGCCCTATTGGTGAAGAGTTGTTTAAGTTTAGCTTTGAATTCCGACTTATAGAATGGGCAGGCGTTGCAGCTTTTTGGGAAGTACGGGTGTTTGTCAGAGAAGACGGCGGCGTCTTTGCCTGGATTGTTTTCGAGGCCTCTTTGAGGCGTGTTCTTGGGTTGCTGTGATACAGCAACAGACGGAACGGGGGTTGTGGGTTCGTCGGTACTGGTGAGACTGCATTTGCAGTTCCATCGGTCGCCTGGGCGGTGCTGGTCCCAGAACGGGTCGTCGATGGGCAGGATGGTTCCCCAGAACGGCATGTGGTCTGCTCCTGGATTGGGCGATGTTGACGGCATCCATTTAAGATTGGGCAGCACGTCCGCCTCCTGCAGGAACTGTTGCCAGTCTGCCGCCTGATGAGCACGCAGGACAGCCGTATTGTATTCCGTCTCAAGCCATGAGCGACACTGGTGGGATGCGATGCTTTGTACATCATTCTTCCATTGTTCGAATGGTTTTAGATTACCGTTCGAATCCAAGAGTTGCGCTGCCATATCGTTCTGCATGCGGTGCGTCTTGAATGCCGCAAACACCGCATTATTATGGCGCAATGCCTTGCGGAACTCCTCGTCCGGTTCTACCGACTGGAGAAATCCCTCGTCTGCAGCCTGATTGAATATCTCCGTGAACTCCTGGAAGAGGTGTGGCTCGATGTCCTCGGTGGCGTTAAACTTTTTGCGGTAGATATTGCGCAGCGCCTGGAGGAGGATTTCTTCATCGAAGTTAAAGCCCGACGATACAGGCTCGGAAGCGTTGTAATAGAGGTGGTTGACTACCAGCCTAAATCCGCCCCGTCTTGCGGGGCTTGGGCGAAAAAACTTTTCAGGCGGTTTTTGAAGGATTTTTTGTCGGAGTTCTCGGACGGATCAGGCAAGTCTGTTTTTGTTGTTTGTTGTTTTTCTTGTTTCTCCTGGATTTTCTGTTCATCCTCCTGTGCCTTCTTTTGCGCTTTGTAGTCCTTTGGCTTTTCGATGCCGAACTCTTCGTAGAGGTAGTCGTCGTCGATAGGCAGTTGGAAGTTGGAGCGCAGCTGTGTCAGTACGTTCACCTTCGTCTGCAGATCCGTATCGAAGCGTGTTGCCGCATCGTTGAACGCGAACTTGCCCCCTTTGGTATCGATGCCCATTGCCAGGAAGATATCCGCCATGTCGTAGTTGAGTATGTCCAGGATATAAAGTCGGTCAGACTGCGATATGCGGTCCTCCATCTTCTTGTGCACGTTGCCCAGCGCCTGCGTGCCGTTCTCCGACGCCTCGGTGGTCAGCGTATTGCCCAGTATGAGCTTAGATATTTCGCTATTGCACCGCTCGCACAGACGTTCGTACACCTCCGCACTGCCGGACTTGTTGCCCGCCTCGACGAGCCGGAGCTCCGTATCCTTTCCGTGGATGAACTGTGCGAACGACCCGAGTGATGCCGCATCCTCGACCGCCCGTCTGCGGCTGTCCTCATCATCTGTCTCGTAGGTGTATTCCTGTATCGGCATACCAAATACCTCCGAGAACTGCGCCCAGTCCGCCGTTGTGTTGCGTTTATAGATGACCCATGGGGCAGCCTTTGCCAGCAGTCCCAGATCGTCAGAACTTCCAGCGAATAGCAAGTCGGCAAACTCATCCCATGACGTGCCGGTGATGTCCGTCTGCTGTCGGAGAATCAGTCTGTGTATCGGATCGACATGCTTACGAGGAATAAGGTCGTAGTTTACCCACTCACCATTGCGGTAGAACTGCAGGAGAGAGAATCCCCAGAACTTCGCGTCGAGCAAGTCGGATATCATACGGTTGAACCATGGCGACTGGATCTGTTCATTGATATGGTCGTCCGGTACCCCGTCTCGCTGGAATCGGATATCCGAGCACAGTACCGCATTCTTTCTTTTCTCGATGACACTGGTGAGGTGTGCGTCGAGCAGAATATCGCTGTACAGGTCGTAGAGTTTAGCACGCTGTGAGTAGTCCACGTTCTCCGCTGCCCGTATGGCAGCCATGAAGTCTGCCGTATCGATGCCGAAGCGTTTCGGCTGTGTGAGTCTGATGACCGCCGGTTGACGCTGTCCCGGTCGGGGCACATTGCCGGAGGCGGTGATACGCTGTTTTTTTCTTTTTGTCATGGTGTAATGATGTTATGTCGTTATAATCTGTTTACCCGCTTCGGGTTGCTGCGGAACATGACGGATGCCTTTGCAGCCCTTTCCTCTTCCGGCAGGAGCGGTGCCCCGTCGATGGAGATATCCTCATTGGCTACTGCCTTCATCCACTCTACTGCCCGTTCGTAGCGGTCTTTCCGGATTTGTGAGAGCTTCTGCGGATTGTGGATACAGAAGATGTGATAGACGGCGATGTCAATGACCATCATGAGGATGAGTTGGTTGCGGTCTTTCCCTTCTGCAGAGAAGATGGCATCGCAGTCATAGCGTTTGGATAGGTAGGATCGTATTTCCTCGATGGCACGGTCCTCACATATTTCGACGAGTGCCTCGTCGTCACGCACGAGCGCATCGAGAATCTCCCGGTGTACGCTTGCGTCATAGTCTTTGATTGTTACGAATTTGCTCATAGTTTTGTTGTTTTTACAGTCGATGTGGATTTTTCCGGCTTGCTGTTTGTCGGGAGACAGTGACCGGTCTTTCCGCCCGTTTAGCCGTCTGGTCGATCTTACGGTTGCCTCCCTCGACGGCGTCAGGTCCGTCAGCCGGATACTTCATGTTCATCGTGAAGAGTTTGAACTGGTCTTCGAGCTCACGCATGTGTGGGTTGTCGCGCTCTGCCACATTGAGGATCAAGTTGCCTTCGCGGTTCATCGGTTCCAGGTTCGCCTCGATACGCGTCGCCTTGTCCGTCTTCTTCTCAGTATCGCCCTGTATGTATAGCGTGATGTTACGTTCCTTCCGTGCTTTCCTGACGAGAGGCTGGAACACCTGCTGGAAGAAGGGGTCCTGCAGTTTGTTGTTCTCCATCCAGCAATAGACGGTGGAGCGTCCGGCGACATATTCGAGCAGCTGCACATACCAGTCAATAAACTCTGCGTTGAGCGCCTGTGCGAGGCGTGCCTTGATGACGTAGAGCTTACCGTCTTGCTTACCGAGCAGCATGACCGCCTTGAACGATTTTCCCTTTTTACCTTTCGATTCTCCCGGTGCCGGGTCGCCGTAGATGACCAGGAACTTGAACTTGGACAGCGGCGGTACCTTCCCATACACGACCTCCTTGAAAATCTCCCCCTCCGATATCGGGTTGTTGAAATACTCATGCTGCTGGCTGAGCGTCGATATTTTCGACAGTGCGCGGTCGATATGCTCCTCCGTATTCTTCTCCGGCCATGTTGATCGTCCGTTCTTGTCACGGATGTTGACGATATCCCAGTGGTCTGCCATTTCGCCGGCGCGTGTGATGCAACAGTCCTTTGCGATGATATTCCCGCAGAAGATGACCAGCGTCGGCTCTGAGGTTGAGCGTGTCGGATAGAGCGCCTGTTCCCACCATTCCCACCGCTTCTGTATGATATCCGGGTTCTTGGTGTCCTCGTCGGTGTCGAAATCGTCAATGAGCAGCACGTCGGGACGTATCGCCTCATTACGTGCACCACGCGGTGACTGTCCTGCACCCAGTGCCCGGAATGCCACTCCCTGCTTGGTGATGAACTCGTCTTCCGTCCAGCTGCCGAGCGTCTGCTGCCTGCCGTAGTATGCCTCTATGCGTCCGTTCGCCTCGAAGTTGGCACGATATGGTGCCAGCAGCCGGACTGCGTTGTCCTTGCTGTTGGAAGTGAGGATCACGTTTTTCTTCTTTCCCGTGAGTGTGAGGTAAGAGACGATGAACATGGTGATGGTGGATTTTGCCAGCTCACGGCTCCAGGACAGCACTTCGAACCACTCGTCGTGTGCGAGGATTCGCCGTATTGCCTGTTTCTGAAAGTCGGCGAACTCATACTTGGCATATCCAGGGAAAAAGAACTTGACCCACTCGATGGGATGCGCCTCGAGGTATATGCGATGTTTTTCCCGCTCTGCATGTGTCATGGTCATATCGACCGGTGTAGAGCGGTTGATGTCCTGCTTGTATCTCTCCCAGTTGAGGAGTGCTGTTTTGTCGATGTATTTCATGGTGTTATGGTGGCATATCGTTATATCGGTATTGCGTTATGACGTTATCGTGTTGTCAGAGGATGGACTTGATGAAGGCATCAGCGAGCCGGGTGACATCCTTTGCCTTTTCAAGGTCAACCGGCCGGAGGAAATCGATGAAGCGTGTCATGACGCTGATGACCTCAGCGATACCCACCTCCGTCTCCATCTGCTTAATCGATTTTGACAGCTTGCCGATGATATCCGCCTCTGCCGGTGATGCGAACCGTTCCCCTTCCGGTCGTTCCTCAATCGCCTTGTTGATGGCAGCCACCTGCCGGTAGAGACTGCGAATCTGTTCTTCGCGCGTGAGCGTGATGCCTACGCGCTGTTCCTCCCACTTCTCCTTCCGGCACCAGTTGGAGACGGAGACGCGCGATACTCCCACGCGGTCGGCAATCTCCTGTTGCGTGAGATTCTCTTTGAGGTAGAGCGTCTTCGCCCATTCCTTTTTCTGTTGTATAGTCAGGTTACTCATGGCTGGTTGTTTTTGGGAGCACTGAGAATACTGGGAGTTCTGGGAATGTTGGGAACACTGAGATTCCTGCGAGTTCCAGAAGCCCGATTCCTGTGCCCGGGTTGATGTTTTAATTATTTAATGTGTTGCAAAGTTGGGGTTTTTGGCGGTGTACTGAAAGAAAGTGCGGCACGGTGCGAGATAAGTCTTGCACGGCGCGAGACTTTCTTGCGGGGGAAGAGGTTTGTGCGTAATATTGCAGTGCTTTCCGGGAGAATGGCAGCAACGGAATCACTGCTTACGGCGGAAAGCGATGACGCTTCGCGAAAGACTACAACAGTTTTTGCGGAGCAAAAACAAACAGAATGCAACAAAATTATTCATGAACAAGAAAACGGAACAGATGAAACAGTTTTTCAACATTATTCCAGGCGAGGATACCTGCTGCATCCTGCTATATGGAGATATCGGTGACAATTACGGCAGTGTGAGTAGTGGTCAGGTGGTACGTGAGCTCCTGGCAGCCGAAGCCGCCTACAAGCATATTGACGTACGCATCAACAGCAACGGCGGTGAGGTCTATACCGGCATTGCCATATTCAATGCCCTTCGCGGGAGCAAAGCCGACATCCGTATCTACATTGACGGCATCGCCGCGAGCATGGCAAGCGTGATAGCCCTGTGCGGCAAGCCCGTAGAGATGAGCAAGTATGCACGGCTGATGCTCCACAGCGTGAGTGGCGGCTGCTATGGCGACAAGAATGACCTCCGCGGTGTGCTTGCCGAGATTGAGAGTCTGGAGGATACCCTGTGTGAGATGCTGGCAGAGAAAATCGGTCAGCCCGTTGATGAGATCAAGCGCACCTACTTCGATGGAGAAGACCACTGGCTTACCGCCGATGAAGCCCTTCTCCTGGGTCTGATTGACGGCATTTACGATGCCGACCCGGTACCGGCAGACAGTACCCCTGAACAGATATATACCATATTTAATAACCGGCTTGCAAAGCCACAAAACGAGTTAGACATGAATTTAGACGAACTGAAGAAACGCCCGCAGTTCCAGGACTGCGCGAGTGAGGACGATGTGCTTCGCCGCATCGACCAACTGGAGACCCGAGCCGCCCAGGCTGATGGTCTGGAAGAAGAGAACGCTACGCTGCGCGCTACGGTGGAAGCCCATGAGGCTGCCGCTGAGGAGGCTGCTGCCGCTGAGCGTGCGACCCTGCTTGATGCTGCAGAGGGTGACGGTCGTATCAACGCCGAGACCCGCGCAGTGTATGAGAACCTGCTGAAGGAACATCCTGAAGACGGAAAGAAAGCCCTTGCGGCACTGAACCCCAAGAAACGCATCGTGGACCACCTTGGCGGTGGCGACGGCAAGAAAGAGAGCCCCTGGGACAAACGCCAGCGAGAAATCAAAGAGAAGTTGAACCCTTAAAAACAAAAAGAAAATGATTGAAATCAAGAACACCAACTACAATGGTGAGGTGCTGGAGCAGCTCCTTACCGTAGCGACCACCAGCAACGAGATTGTGGAGAAGGGATTGATCCACGTGATTCCCGGTGTGTCGAAGAAGATGTCAATCCCCCGTCTGCGCACTGGTAAGATGCTGCGCAAGCACAAGGAAGACCCGACCGTGGAAGACTCGAAAGGCAACTTCAGCTATTCCGAGAAGGAGCTGAACCCCGTCGATTTCATGGCGTTCACCGTATTCAACCCGCGTTCCTTCGAGAGCATCTGGCGTCCCTGGCAGCCGAAAGGTGACCTGGTGTTTGCCGAATTGCCACCCAACGCGCAGAACGCACTGCTTGATGCCCTGTCGAAGCAGGTACAGTTCGAACTCGGCGACCATTATGTCAACGGAGAGTACGGCAATGACGATGACCACCTGTTCAACGGTATCCTGACCCAGGCAGCGAAAGATATGGACATCGTGGTCGTGGAAACAGCTTCCACGAAGATGGTTGACCGTCTGGCAGCTGTCCGGCAAAAGATTCCCGTGGCAATCATCGACAACCCGAACCTGCGTATCCTGATGAGCCCGTCGGACTTCAATAAGTACGATGACGAGCTGACCGGTCGTGACTACAAGAACCGCGATGAGACCACCCGCAATCCGAAGCTGTACAAGGACATCAAGATTGAGACCCTTGCCATTTGGCCGGACGACGTGATCGTTGCTACGCTGTGCAGTCCCGATCCTATGACGGGCAACCTGTTTGCTGCGGTGAACCTTCAGGATGACGAGCATGTCATCAAGATTGGTCCCGTGAGCAACATGAGTGAGCTCTACTTCTTCAAGATGCTCATGAAAGCCGACACGAACATCGCCTTCGGTGAGGAGTTCATCGTGCTGGACAGCCGTGAGCAAGCTGTTTTCAAGAAGACCCCAGTGATACCTGAGGGATAGGAATACTAACATAAAAATCTTATGAAACATGAAACTTATCGTAAAGAATACCTTCCGCGACAAGAACGACCACGTTACGGTATATCAGCCCGGAGCTATCGTGGAGATTGCGGAGGAGGAACGTGCCGCCGACCTGATCAGAAGAGGACTGGCAGAGAAGGTTGAGAAGACTGAGAGCCCTGAGAAGTCTGAGAACCCTGAGAAGACTGAGAGCCCTGAGAGCCCTGAGAAGTCTGAGAACCCTGAGAATCCTGAGAATCCTGAGAACTCTAAGAAGACTAAGGGAACTAAGGATACTGGGAAATCCGGTAAAAAGAAGTAAGAACCGCTCCTACCACAGATATGCGAAGATCCTTACAATATCTAGTTATCCATTGTACTGCCACTGCAGCGGGGCGTGAGGTGTCGGCGGCGGACATCCGTCGCTGGCACTGCTCCCCCGTGAGTGCGGGCGGCAGAGGTTGGAAACAGGTGGGCTATACCGATATGATTCACTTGGACGGTCGTGTGGAACGTCTTGTACGCAACAACGAAGATGCCTGGGTGGATGACTGGGAGGTGACGAACGGTGCGAAGGGGTATAATGGTGTGAGCCGGCACATCGTCTATGTAGGCGGCGTGAATGCCGATGACCAGAAGAAAGCCCGCGACACGCGGACGGAGGCGCAGAAAGAAGCGCTGAAGCAGTATGTGTTGGATTTTCACCGTCGTTTTCCGAAGGTAAGGATTGTGGGGCACTATCAGCTTGCAGCCAAAGTCTGTCCGTGTTTCGACGTGCCGAAATGGCTGCGGGAGATAGGTTGCGATGGTTGATAATTGATAATTGATAATTGACAATTGATAATTATGGGTGTGAGTGAGATTTTGAACCTGTTGTTGGGTGGCGGCTTGGTTGCTACGCTTGCCGGTCTGTTGTCGTTGCGCGCTACGCTACGTGAGGCGGTGGCGAAGGCAGAGGCAGCCCAGGCGAGTGCCGAGACGGTGAAGATCACGAACACCGAGAGTGCCACCCGCATATTGGTGAGTAATATTGTAGAACCCTTAAAAACAGAACTACATGCTACGAGAGAAGAGTTGTCCTCCTACAAGAAAGAGATGGCGCGATTGCTGTCTGCGCAGAAGCGTGAGATGGCGCGGCTCCGGAAAGCTATCGAAGGTGCTAATAGTTGCGATTATCGTGACGGCTGTCCCGTTCTTGAGCGGATGCGCGACGAAAAAACAGACGATACAGCAGGAGACGGTGAGGTTGTCATCGGACAGTATGTTCCAGGCGGTGACGCTGGAGCGACGCCAGCAGCCGGTGACGGTCCCGGAATCACGGGTGACGTTGGCGGTTCCCGTTGACAGTGTATTGTCGTTGCCTTCAGGTGCTGTCTATCAGGAGAAGAGCGGTCAGGCTCGAGTACGTATAGGGCGGAAGACTGCCGACACGCCGTCGGGAGGCGAGGTGATAGTCGTTGAAGCGACGTGTGACAGTCTTCAGCTTCTGTGCGAGGAATACGAACAGACGATTATCTCCCTGCACCAGGCGCTGCAGTCGAGCTATGAGAATGTTCGAACCGTATCCGAACGCCGTTCGAAAGGATTTTGGGGAGGTGTGTTGGGAACACTGGGAGTTCTGGGAGTTCTGGGAATACTGAGAAGAGTAGTGTTTTCGCGGAGAGTTAAGAATTAAAAACTGAGAATTAATAATTAATAATTAATAATTAATAATTGAGTTATGAGTGATTACATTAATGGTTCTGATCTGCTGCTGTCGATTGGCGGCAAAGCAGTTGGTCACTGTACGAGTCACACGATGACATTCAACAGTGAGACGAAAGACCGCGCGGTAAAGCCGGCGGCAAGTGAGGCTATCAGCACCAGCCTTTGGAAAGGCAAGGGTGTCACTGGTCTGAGTATCAACATCAGTGCTGAAGGGTTGCGTTTCTACGATGAGGTGGAGAATGGCTTTGACGAGATTGCTCCTCTGTGGGGTAAGGGGCAGAGCGTTGAAGTGAAAGCCTTCCGTCGCAGTGGAGATGCCCAGCCCTATGTGAAAGGCAAGTTTATTATTTCAAGTATTGAGGAGAGTAGTCCTGCCCAGGACGACGCCACCTACAGCATCTCTTTGGAGAACGACGGTGCTCCGGAGGTGTGGCCCGGCAGTGTCGTGGAAGGGTAATGCGTTTCGCTAAATGAGAAATGATAATGGATAAATCTGACAAGAAACAGCCTGTGCGTGTTGTCCGTATCACCTTGGAGGGCAAAGAGTATCCGTGTCGCGTGACGATGGGTGCGCTGCTGCGCTTCAAGCGTGAGACGGGCAGGGAACTTTCGGAGATGAGCGAAGGCAGTCTGAGTGATGTACTGACGTATCTGTGGTGCTGCGTTTGCAGTGCTTGTGCTGCTGACGGCATTGCCTTCGACTACAGCCTGGACGACTTTGCCGACCGCTGCACGATGGAGGACGTGAATGCCTGGTCCTCACAGCTGAGTGCTGAGGATTCCGGAAAAAAAAAGAAGTAGAAGACCGTTTTTCCATTGACGAATGCATTGGTTTTGCTTTGGGGTGTCTGGGTCTGTCACTTGACGACTTCATGCGTTTGACTCCCGAGGAATACCAGTGCATTTGTCGTTGCTGGCAGGACATGGAGGAACAGTCTGTCCGTGATGATTGGGAGCGTATGCGGTTGTTGGCAACGATTACTATCCAGCCTCATGTGAGAAAGCGCCTGAGTGCGAAAGAGCTGCTGAAGTTTCCTTGGGATGGAGAGAAGACTGGGAGGACTGGGAACACTGGGAATTCTGTGAGGACTTACTTGAGCAGTGCCGAGCAGAAAAAACGATTTGCGGAGCTGGCGGAGCGGTTTGGTAAATGAGAGATGAGTGATGAAAACGGATAAAGATTTGCGTGGTGGTTGCGACTCCATCGCAACGTACGGAGGGAAAGCTTTCAGTTATGAGAAGGGTTTTCCAGCTGCGGTGGGGGAATTTTCTATTTCCCTTTGGCGACGTTTTTCCTCTTTTCTGCGTGCTTTTTCTTCTTTCCTTTGTTTTTTCATTCGAAGTTCCTCAACATACTCCTCGTTAGTTTTAGTTCCAAGAACAGGGAAAATAAGTGTAACTGCAATCCAAAACACCACCGTTCCTATCACTACACCACGTGCTGCACCACGGAATGAACAAATTCCTATATAAATTAACGATAGTAGAATAATGACTACTAACAACCATGCAAGAACCTCTCTTATCTCTTTCATATTGCAAATATACAAATAAGTTTTTGAAAATCAAAATAAAAAGAACAAAATATGTCTGATGTACAGTTTGACATCAAATTAGTTATCGATGGAAAGGAGCGATTAGTAAGCGCAACGACAAATGTGAAGCATCTCGCTGAGGAGTTTGAAAAAGCGAAGACAGAGGCTAATAAAACAAGAGATTCTTTGTTAACATTGACCCAAAGTACTCAGGTTTTCCAAAATATAGCATCTGGTCTGCTGCAGGTAACTGGCCTGCTGCGGGAGTTCACAAATGCTGCGAGTGAACAAGAAGTGTTGGAGCAGCAGTTGGCTATCAGTATGCGCAACACGATGGATGCGCGGGAGGAGGATATCACCAGTGTGAAGCGCCTGATTGCTGCCCAGAAGGAACTTGGTGTTGTTGACGACGAGGTACAGCTTGCTGGTGCTCAGGAACTTGCCACGTACATGGAGCAGAAGAAAGGTCTGGAAGAGTTGATTCCCGTGATGAACGACATCATTGCCCAACAGTATCGTCTGGGTGCCACTACGGAAAGTGGTGTTCTTGTGGCTCAGATGATGGGTAAAGTAATAGAAGGACAGACTGGTGCGTTGAGCCGCTGGGGATACCATTTCGACGAAGCTCAGGAGAAGATTTTGAAGTGCGGAACAGAAATGGAACGTGTTGCCGTGCTGAAGGAAGTTGTCGAGAGTTCAGTCGGCGGTTCCAATGAAGGTCTTGCCGGCACACTTGCCGGCCAGGCAAAGAAAACCACCATGCAGCTTGAGGATCTGAAGAAAAGTCTTGGTGAGATCTTACTGCCCATCAGTTCGTTTTTACATGCCTTTGACGGGGTTGCCGGTATCATACAGACGGTAGGTCAGCTCGGTTTTGGTATTGAAGGTCTTTCTGTTGCCATAAAAAATTTAAGCAATGTGAGTAAAATGGTGACTATTGCTCAGAAAGCGTGGGGTGTTTCGATGGTGAGCCTGACAGCGTTGACCCGTTCCTTCAGTGCTGCCATGAAAGGAGCCACAGTTGGTGCTACAACGCTGAAGTTCGCTCTTCGCGGTCTGCTAATATCGTCAGGCGTAGGTCTTGCGATTGCAGCTTTGACCTTTGTGATAGAAAAACTTATGAATGCTATAAAAGGTGCCTCATCCTCACTTGACGATTTGGATGAGAAAGCACAAGAAGCCAAAGCTGCCCAAGAAGAAGAAAGTCGTGCCTACGTCAATGCCAGTGCAACGCTGAAGATTCATATCTCAGAATTGGAGGAGTTGATGAAGGCGAAGAAGAATGGCATGGATGTGAGCAGTCAGGAGAAAAAAATCATTGGCGAGCTGGGTGATGCTTATGGTGAGACGATGGGTTATTTTTCGAGTGTGGAGGGTTGGTACAAGGCATTGATTGCCAATTCAGAGGCTTACTGCCAACAGATGGTGATAGAAGCACGCACTCGGCGGATGGCGAATGAGTTGGCAGAATTATATGAGGAGCGAGATAATAAGAAGGAACTGGCGCGTACTGCTTCGAACGTGTTCGGTAGCGGGAAAGAAGAAAGTGAACTGACCGTTGGTATTAATGGGTATGGTGGTACTCTCCGTTATGGCGTGAAAAAAGGAAGTCGTGAATATGAACAACTCTTTGGCTTAGACAAGACAGAGAATGTAATTGCCGAGAAGGAAAAGCAGATGAACGACATGGTGAAGGAGGGGATGAGCATCAAGATGCCAGTGATGGGAAGTTCTGTGAGGCCTGGGAACCCTGGGAAGACCGGAAGAACCGGGAAGACTGAGTTGAGTCTGATTGCTGATCCGAAGAGTAATAATGAACTTCAGAACAACCTGCGCTACTACGAGTCTGCCTTCAATAACGCCAAAACCAATGAGGAGCGTGCGGAATACAAAAAACTGTATCAGGCGGTTAACGAGACACTGAAGGCTCAGAACGACCTGTCGAAATCGAAGGAGAGCCTTTTGGGTAAGGAATTGAGTGAACTGAAGACACTCGGTGAGTATGAAGACCTTCTGAAAGAGCTGCGCGATCAGCGTCGTGATGCCTCGAAAGAGAAATTGGAGCAGATAGACGAACGCATCAAAAAAACCGAGGAAGCGAAGCAGCATTTTGAGGGCTCGTTCAAGGCAAAGACGAGGAAAGAAGAACTGGAGGAGCAGTTGGAAGAACTGCAGCGGGAGTTTGACGGGAGCGTGGATGTTCAGGCAAAGCTGAAACTTTCGGAGAAAATAAGCGATGTGCAGCGCCAGATTGATGAGCTGTCGAACGGTCAGTTGACCATTGCTGCAGCCGTTGAGCCCTCCTATGTGGTGAAGGGCAGTCGTGAGGACAAGCGCCAGAGCCGTCAGAATGCCGAGCAGCGTGTCGGTCGTATCAAACAGGACTATGAGTTAGGCATCATCGGTAAAGATGAAGCGCTGAAAGAGATTGGTGAGATCCAGGCAGGACTGGAAGGTCTGGGTATCGACCCTATCAAGGTGGAGTTGGATCCAAGTTTTACCGACACCTTGCGTGAAGGTTGGCAGAGTATTCAAGGTATCGGTTCGAGTATCGACAGCATTACCCGCTCGCTGGAGGGCAGTCAAGATGCCTGGCAGACGATTACCGGTTTAGTCAATGGATTTATTGGCCTATATGATGGCATCATGCAGATTGTTCAGATTGTGAACCTTCTGACAAAAGCCAATGATGCTGTCGCTGTGAGTGAAATAACGAAGAGTGTGGCACAGAAAGCATCAGCCGCCTCGGGAATGCTCGGCATGGCAAGTGCCGTTGAGGAGACAGCTAAAAACGAGCTTGTCACAACTGCTAATAAAGAAGCCACTGCCAGTTTTATGGAACTCGCAGCAGCTCAGTATATGGCAGCCCATGCTTCCATCCCGTTTGCCGGCTATGGTATTGCTACTGGCTTTGCGACAGCTGCAGCAGCCACTGTAGCAGCTATAGGTGCTTCTATGATGGCTTTGCCTTTTGCTGACGGTGGTGTGGTTTATGGTCCGACGTTGGGTCTGGTTGGTGAATATTCCGGAGCGAGCCATAACCCGGAAGTGATTGCTCCTTTGGATAAGCTTCGGGGGCTGTTGGGTACACCAGACGGTATGGGTAGCGGCAGGGTGCGATTTGAGATTAAGGGACGGAAACTGGTCGGTGTGCTGGCAAACGAAATGGCTGTGAATGGGTAGAAGCCGGGAAGACTGGGAACTCTGGGAATTTGAGAAATCATAATTGAGAATATATGTTTATACATGGCAGTTTTTTGGATGTTAAAGGTCGTGAGGTCGAGGTTCGTATCTTGACCCATCGTGATGCGAGTGAGGAACTGGAGATTGGCAGTGACAGACTGTCGTTCTGCGGCGAGGAAGCCGTGGAGATAAGCGGTCAGGTAAATGACACGTTTGATGTGTTGCTGCGCAGCCATGCCACTATTCGGCTGCTGACTGACCGGTTTATGCCGGATTTGTTTGTAGGCAATGCCCGTGACGGTGTGGTGAATGTGAGGCGCGGCGGTGAGCTGCTCTTTGCCGGTTATCTTGAGCCCCACACCTATAGTCAGCCTTTTGTCGAGCGTTTGGACGAACTGGAACTGAATTGTATCGATGCGCTGAGTGCGTTGCAGTACAGTCGTTATGGCGACGTGGCAAACGATGACGATTTTGTCCGTGCTGTGCAAGGAGCAGTGAACCGTTCATTGAAAGACATTGTGGCAGATGCACTGACGGATGTCGGCAGCCGGATAATAATCACCGCAAACGGAGAGTTGGAGGAGCGCCCGATTGTCTGTCTGTATGACGGCAGCAAGCGTCTTACACGTGATTCAGGTCACTTCAGCATTTTTGATGAGTTGAATATTTCCGAACTACTCTTCTTGGGTGAGGAAGAGGACGATGTGCTGACGAAGCAGGAAGTCGTGGAAGATATTCTCCGGTATTTAGACCTGCACCTGATGCAGATGGGAGGTGAGTTTCTGTTGTTTTCCTGGTCGTCGCTGCGTGACAGTCATCAGATAGACTTCACTGACTTGGTGAGCGGCATGCAGATGGAGATACCCGTGAACATGCACACCTATCCGATAGGCTTGGATATGTGTTCCGGAACGGACACGTCAATCAGTATCGGCGAGGTGTATAACCGTCTGGAGCTGACTGCCGAAGTGGAAAAGGTGGAAGATCTGATTGAGAGTCCTCTGGAGAGTGGCAGTCTGTACAATGTGTGCCGCCGTTACCAGAAGTACATAAGAGAGTTTTGGTCGGATGCTGCGAAGGAATTCCTTCAGATGGTGAAGGGTACCGGTGCCGTGAACAGAAAAGGAACCGGCTGGACCGACTGGTTTATCCGGCTGAAGGGACACCGCAACTGGGTCTTTCCTGGTCCCGACCATGACGAGATGGCGGACTGGACAGCGGATTACCATGATGGCCTGCAGCAACATTTGGTTGCCGACCTGCTACGTGAAGATGTGTGTCATGCCTGCATCCTGTCGATAGGAAGCCTGAAATATGACAGTCTGGAATATGTGCAGGACAACAGTCCGAAGAGTAAAATATCGTTCACGGACTATCTGTGTATCGGTGTGAATGGTGATGATATTCCTGCGGGTGTGGTGACGGACAGTGAGCGGCATGCCGAGGTGCTTGGTGATCGCTTTTTACGTTCTGCACCTGTTGCCGTGTATCACGGCGGCAAGAGTGGCGGTGTGTTTTCGCCGAGCGATGACGACACGACCAATTACATTGTGATTACCGGCAATATGGTGCTGAATCCCCTGATGCCGATGAGTGCAGAGGTGGAGAAGATTAGGAACGGTGAAACGGGTTTATTATTACCTAAAGTTGCATGCCGTGACGGCAGCCGTTGGCTGACGAGGGCGTATATGGAGCCTATGAGTGCTGTATCCGACTACGACGTTTACGACAGGAGTCGGCAGGACGAGTGGTATCCTTTCACGGACGAGGGTGTGCAGTTGTATGAGTTCAATTTTAGTAAAGTGGGAGATGAGACTGATAAGGTGTCGAAGGTCGGCGTGATTGCCTGTATGCTCATTATCGGAGACAAATGCCTGGTTGAAACGAATCCAATCGGCAGTATAGAGTCATTCGAATGGCGTTCGTACAAGGAGCGTTCGGAATGTGCCGACGATGACGAGTATTATGCGCAGAGTTTTTCCATCGGTTTTGACCCGAAGCTTGGCGACAAACTGATCGGTGTATCTTATCCTATCGGCAACAACGTGGACTATTGGCGCGGTCTGGACGTAGAGGGTATGGCTATCCCCATCTGCAGGAGCGACAGACTGAGTGGCAAAGTGACGTTTAAGATTCTGGGACCGTACAATTCGCTATGGGATGATATCACATGGCGTCACGGTAGTTTCTGGCGTCATCAGAAGTGGACTCAGAAATCAAAGGTTCTGATGGGGCATGTGAGTTCAATCTTGATTAATAAGTTTGAGATGAAACTGTACAGTGACAACGGCTTTGTAAATGCAGATAACGACCACGACCTGGTGTATGTGAGTGATACCGACGAGACGTTTGTGAACAAGAAAGACGACCTTTCATTCAAGTTGACGAGTGCGTTGACTGCAGAGGAGGGAGAATTGCTGCAGGTTCCCCGCACGGTCAACCTGTCAACTCCTGTCACTCCGGATGGTGAGGGCGTGACGACTATATACGACGCAAACAAAGATTTGGTTGCAAAGCCCGAGCAGTTGTATGTGGATGCCTATTATGAAGAATATCATGTACCGCGCGTGGTGTTGAGCCAATCACTGGAAGACTGGGGAGGCAGCGTGTCCCTCTTCAACCGTTACACTCATCCGGCTTTGGAAGGTAAGGAGTTTTTTGTTCAGAATGTAATCCGTGACCTGCAGGCAGGTACGGCAGAATTGACCTTAAAAGAGAAATAGCGTTATGATTAGAGTGAGAATCCAAAAGAAATCGAAGAGCGGAAAGGGTTCCCGCAGTTCAGGCAGTGCGTATGTGGGTGGCTACGCTTCGCGTGAGTATAGTGGTACGGTGGCAGAAGCCGTTCATGCGCAGCATGCCGGAGAGTTGGATGCAGGCAGCAAGACCCGTTCGGAACTATTGGAAGCGGCAGCCGGGTACACTGATGCCCAGAAGGCAGAGGTCTTAGAATCCGTGGCAAACGATTATCTGTCGAAGGAAGCAGCTGCGGAAGGATATGTGAGCAAGACAAAAGACGACACCGTCGGTGGCGTTCTGACATTTATAAAAGGTTTGATGTCGAAAGCTTTGTCGGTGTTTGAGAAAGGCTTGCAGATTGGTGCAAACTTTATTTCCGGAACAAAGAACAGCGGGGCACAGATAGACGAAAGAGGTAATGGTGAGCTGGAGAGTCTGGTAATACGTTCGCTGTTGCAGTCATCGGGCTTCATTGGTGGGTTTGGCGGGCAAGGCGTGCGCATCTACCAAGACGGGAACGGGGAATGGAACATCGAGAGCGACACGCTGACGGTAAGAGGAACGCTGCGGGTGTATGAGCTGCTGATTGACCGGCTGAGAGCTGTCGGCGGTCAAGTGGTCGTGAGCAAGGCGAACGGAAAGGTAAAGGCTGTTGAGGTCGTGGAATATATCAATGGAGCGGAAGAGCAACCGGAGGAGGTCGTGGAAGAGATTGTGGGTGGCGATGGAATCGCCACTTACAAAAAGGCTCTGAGTGCTGGTGCTGGTGATATTGAGCCAGAGCCTGTGGAAGAGGAACCTGTGGAAGTGGAGACGTATTATAAGATGTCGTTTGAGGACGCATGCCCGTTCGTGATGGGCGACCTCATCCGATGCCAGAAGTTCACGGGCAAGTCATTGAAACACTACTGGGTGGAGGTGGTGAATGTTGCCAGAGACTATGCTTATGTCTCTACCTCAGATGACGGGTTGTATAGCGGAGTTCCGGCAGCCGGCGATGAAGTAGTCCTTTGCGGAAATGTTACAGATACGACACGGCAGGCGGCAATACTTATCAGTGCTGCACAAGAGGCAACGGGACAGCCGATTGTTTCTGTGTTGAGTGGTATCAATAGTCGTTCTTTCGAAGGGTGTCTGCGGACACGACTTGGCTATCTGGGAGATATTAGGGATAATGACTTAGGGGGGCAGTTGTCAGGTTATGGGTTGTACGGTGAAAACGTGTTTTTGAAAGGTACGTTCTTGTTGAAGAACGGCAATACTTATGTAGAGGTTGGTGAGAACATTAAAATGGCGGTAGGTAACTTGGTTGTAGGTAAGAATTTACTTCTTAACTCCGATTTTTCCGATAGCGAGAACTTTAAGAAATATTACGGCTGGAATTACATCTATGATACCGTACAACGTATTACTACTGACTTACCTAACGGCATAACAAGCGGTGTGCAATTTACGGCAGAGCAAGGCGGTTATGGAGTATATACAAAAGACGACCTCTTTCCTCCAGCACAACCATGTCTTCCGCTTGAAGCAGGGAAAACATATACGTTAAGTTTCTATGGTCGTGTAACTTCTGGAACACCACAAGATAATAATTTTTACTTTGGTCTTGAAAATGCTTCTACTAACATTGTTACCCTAACATCAGATTGGCAGCGTTTCAGCATGACGTTTACACCTACACAAGCACAGGTAGGCGAAGCACTTGTCTTTTATTCGCAAAAAGCAGGCAACTATGCTATTACAGGACTAAAACTTGAAGAAGGAGGAAGTGTTACCGCATGGGAAGACACACAAGCAAAGATAGAAGTTCTTTCGAACAGGATAGGTTTGAGTGTTACGAAAGGCGAATTGGAAGTCGCTGGCGTCCATATCGACGGTGAGAACTCTAAGATTTTTCTCAATGCACAGACTACAGAGGTAAGTGACGACTTGATTGTGCGACGACTCCAGACGAAGGTGAATGAGGACGGCCTACAAGTAAAGGTGGATGGCGGTATTGTGGAAGCATCACACGAATTGACCAATCAGCGGGCACTGTTCGGACTGAATGAAAACGGTCAGTTGGTGCTGCAATGGTGGCGTAACGGTGAATTGGTCTGCGACTGGGGGCCAGACGGAGTAATCAATAAAACTGAAGGACAGCCAGAAGGATGGAGTGATGCCTACAAGTTGGTGCCGCTCGGAACTGCAGCAATGCCTGCGTACATGAAGATAGATATGCAGACGGTTCAGGGAAACTCCTACTATAAGTATAAAGAAGGATGGAAAAAAATAGGAAATTATAAGAGATATTACAATCCAGAGAGCGGTCAATATGACAGGGATACTCCACCTGAGAAAACCGGCTGCCTTTTCGTATCAAAGAATTACTCTGCCGCATACGTGCCAGACGGATGGTACCGAAAAGAGAATCTGCATGGCAACTATCCGGCAGAAATCTACAACCACCAAGCAGGAATAGATGAAGATATTATTCAGATATACTGTTTGAAGATATACAAATATGAGAGCGGAAGAATGACAGATTATGCGGAAGTCTATTTCCGAGACAAAGGAAATGATATCCTTTTGGAGGAAGGGAAAGGCAGGCTGACAAAGAGAGACGGCACGATACTAATGGGTAATTATCCCTATTTATATAGCTACTATAAAAACGAAGTCGAACTATGAGAAATTTAATTGGCTATGAGAGATATTAACATTACAAAAGGCAATGACGTGACGCTGAAAGCGACGTTGATGCGTGACGGGGAGTTGTTTCCCGTTGAATTGAGTGAGGAAGTGCATGCGGAAGTGGTGTCGCGTATCGGCGGCAGAACTTCCTGTGGGTGTGAGGTGACGGATGTGGGCATGGTGCTCGTCGATGTTCCCGGGTCTCTTCTGCCGGGAGGATACATCGTGGCAGTGTATGGAGTGCTTGACGGTGCGAAGTGGCGTTCAGCGTGTCGAGGGCTTCTTGTTACGAGAGTGACTGAGGGGACGTCCCTTACGGAGAAGGCAGAGAGTATCGTTTCAGACGGTGACGCCTATGACATCACGATGGAGGTGCAGATGTATAAAGCTGACGTGCCGGGTGCTATTGCCGCACATAACCAGGACAAGACGGCGCATGCTGATATACGCGAATTGATTCCTACGCTGCCGAAGCATATTGTCACGGATGCAGACTATGTACATACGGACAACAATTACACGATGGAAGAAAAAGAAAAATTAATAGGATTAGCGAACTACGATGATGCAGAAGTACGTGGCTTGATTGCACAGAAGCAGGACGTTATCTCTGACCTTGACACTATCCGCGGTGGTGCAGAGAAAGGAGTATCTGCCTATCAAATGGCTGTGACTATCGAAGATTTGATACCCTCACAAACGAGTGAAAATAACCAACTCGCTGATAAGGGTTTTGTCAACTCCTCTATCAGTACGGCAACGGCAACCTTCAAGGGCACGTACAACAGCGTGGAAGAATTGAAACAAGTGCCGGCAGACGCCAATGACTATGCTTTTGTGACAGAAGCGGACGTGGTCGGCAATACTGCCTACAAAAGATATAAATATGCTGCCGGCAGGTGGGAGTACGAATACACACTGAATAACTCGTCGTTCACGGCAGCGCAGTGGGCAGCAATCAATTCGGCAATTACGAGCGGTGATGTAGAAAAACTGGCAGCCCTTCCCACAAAGGCACAACTTGACGCACTTCTCGCCACGAAGGTTGACAAGGCAGAAGGTAAGGGGTTGTCCTCGAATGACTTCACAACGGAGGAAAAGAATAAACTTGAGGGGCTGAGCAACTATGATGACACGGCTCTAAGAACTCTTATAGGGACAAAGGCAGAGAAAGTTCTTGTGGTGCAAGTAGAGTTTCCTTCGTTAAGTGAAGAAGAAATGTACGAAATGTTGTACCCAAATAAGATTGCAGAGGTGTCTTTTGTTGATTATATGAATTTTGCTTTCGGCGGAATAGATAATACACAGAAGTGTGAATACTGCATTAAGTTTAATGTAGGTAGCACTATTCCCACACTCTCACTCCCAGGCGAAATCATTTGGGCGGAGGAGATTGAATTGGAAGCAAACACTCACTATGTTCTCTTGATTAACTATGAAAATGGTGCGCTGTATGGCGACTGGAAGAGTTATCCTGTTATCGAACAACAAGAAGAAGAGGAGGAAGGATGAGAAGGAGAATGATGATGGGAAAGAGACTGTCTTATGATGCGGAGATTGAGTATCTCGAAAGTGCAGGAAATTGTGTCATACGAACACCTATCATCCCGACAGGAGATGATATTAGGGTACAAACAAAGGTGTTATACAAAGGATACACCGATAATACAGCATGGGCAGCGTGGTTTCAGGCTTATACTAATGAAGAATCAAACACTTATAGAATTATTAGGAATAATACTAATAATGTTACTACACTTCTGTATAACGGTGATATTGCGAGAGGTGGAGGTAAACCATTTACTGCTGCTTTGAATAATATCTACAATATAGACTTTAATAGAAATAGATATACAATTAACACCAGTTCGGGAACATTAAGCAACACAAAAGGAACTGAAAATAGGGGGTCTCTAAATTTATTTAGTCCTAAATTCAAGGGTGCATTTTTCTTTTTTCGCGTGTGGAAAGATGACGTCTTGATGTTAGACCTCATTCCCGTCCGCAAGGGAAATGTTGGCTACATGTACGACAAGGTAAGCGGGGAACTATTCGGCAATGCAGGGACAGGACAGTTTATTCTGGGACCTGACAAAATGGGGGGGGGTAATTAAGTTGTTAATTATCAATACTTTACACGGATTATTAAATCCTTCTTTGAAAGAAAGGAGGGTGGCATGATGCGTCGCAGAATGATGATGGTGAAAGGTGGATTGTTGCCGCAAGGATATACGCAACTTGACTATGTGAGCAATGGTGGTCAAGTGTGTTATATTGACACAGGAGTACCTGTGTCTGACGTGTCCTTCGAGTTGAATATCAGTGTGTATGCTCAATCTTCTAATAGCGGAGTCTTTGGAAATGGCGGCAATATCAACCAAAACAGAGCCTCCCTTGGCTTGGTTGTAAACTCTTCTAATGATATTATTTTTGTCTATCGTATTTCACAAAACACCAATGCTGCATTAAGAGTCGGCAGTTGGAATAATATCAGATATGATGCTACAGCAGGCATCTTATACAAAGATGACGTTCCTATACACACTATCAACAAGCAAACTATTAGTAGTTCGTCAACGCTTCGTATAGGTACTTATGCCACACATTCAACGAAACCAACATACTTTGGTGTTTGTGTTGTTGGTGGAAAGACCTTCATCCCTGCTCAACGAGACGCTGATGGTGTGGTTGGATTTTACAACATCACTGATAAGGTGTTTTTGTTTAGTCCTACTGCTAATCAATTTCTTCCACCTGAGAAACCCGTAACCATAATATAACCGATAGATTTTAGGAATAATCCGATTATGAAGACATACAGAATAGGGGGATAAAAGCCCCCAGCCTGTTAATTGCAACGCCAATCACCCTTAACATAAAACGCCTAACCGACGTAGCTGGAGGCATAGACCATCTTCGTCAGTTAGGCATTTTTTATGTGTGTGTGATTGGCGTTGCAAAATTACATATTTTTTTTGACATGAAATATTTTGAGATATTAAAATTTAGCAAAGAAATAGTGAACAGGCTAAAAGAAGCTGGATACATCCAGGGAGATCAACAATACATTGAGATGTTTGATGATTTTGAGAAAATGCGCCAAGCTGGAGAAAAAGTGACATACATCGTTGCTATTCTTGCCGGACAATACAATGTGAGTGAACGAAAAGTCTACGATATTATACGCAGATTCCAAAAAGACTGCAACTCTTTTGCAGCGGAACCTTCTCCTTTTTGAGTGATATCCTCATCAATAATGGCGATTTTTGCAGCCATTATGAGAAAGCAATATCTATCGGCACCGCTTCCTTTTCAGGGACAGAAGCGGATGTTCGTCAGGGAGTACATCAATGTGCTCCAGCAGTTCCCTGACGGAACGACGTTTGTTGACTTATTTGGCGGCAGCGGTCTGCTATCGCACATAGCCAAATGCCAGAAACCACACTCGACCGTAGTATATAACGACTTCGACGGCTATCGCCAACGGCTTGAAGCCCTGCCTGTCACCAATGCGCTGCTGGCAGAACTGAGGCAGATTGTGGATGTGCCACGCCACAAGCCCATATTGGGAGAGGCAAAAGAGCGCGTGCTTTCGTGCGTCCGCAAGTATGAGCGCGACTACGGCTATGTGGATTATATCACGCTATCGTCATCAGTCCTCTTTTCGATGAAGTACAAGATGAACTATGAGGAATTGTCGAAAGAAACATTATATAATAATGTAAGGATGACAGATTATCCTCCATGCCCGGACTACCTCGACGGACTGACCATTACCTCCTGCGACTACAGGGAGGTGTTTGGGTGCTACAAAGATGTGCCGGGTGTGGTCTTCCTGGTCGACCCACCATATCTGAGCACGGACGCAAAGACGTACAGCATGTACTGGAAGTTGTCAGACTACCTCGATGTGCTGACTGTGCTTGCCGGGCACAGGTTTATTTATTTCACTTCCAATAAGTCCTCTATCATCGAGCTGTGCGACTGGATGGGACGTCATCCTCATATCGGTGACCCATTCAAAAAATGTGAGCGGAGAGAGTTCAATGCTCACATGAACCACAATGCTTCATACACGGACATCATGCTTTATACTACTATCTGAACACCATTTTAATACCATTCAAACAATGAATAAATACTACGACATGCTGGATAAGATTCTCGTAAACGGGAAAATCCAGGCGAACAAAAAAGGTAATATCAAGTATCTGCTCAATGAGCAGCTGTCGTTAATGCCAGCCGACCTTCTCGATATATTCGAAAGTCACGGCATCGCACGAAAGAAACTAAAAAATGAGTTACAATTATTCATGCAGGGAGAGCGCAATGTTGAGCGATATCGCGACGTTGGTATCAACTGGTGGGACTACTGCGGTTCGATCCTGGTCAACAGTTACCCGACCTATCTGGAGAAGTTGCCGCCTCTGCTCGCCAGGATCAACCGAGAGAAGCGGAACAGCAAGAACTATGTGCTGTTCCTCGGTGAAACCAATGTGGAGAGCAATCAAGCGCCATGTCTAAGTCTCGTACAATTTCAGATAGACGACGGGGAACTTGTCGTGTCCGCTTATCAAAGAAGCAGCGACGCGAACCTTGGCTTGCCGGCTGACATTTACCATCTATACCTCATGGCTCGGCAGATAGATTTGCCTCTGAAAAGCATAACGCTGAACCTTGGCAACGTACACATATATGAGAATAATCAGGAACGCACACGCCAACTGCTCGACGGCGACGAGAATGTGAAATTTGATTTGAACGTCTAACATGGAGAAAAAAGGAAACGCCCCAGAGAAATCTGAGGCGTTTTTTTTTCGTTGTAGGGAGGGAACCCGAAAAAGAAACATTTCGTTTTGCGGAACGAAACGCTTCGTTTTATTTTTTCGAACATTTCGTTTTGCGGATTATACATAGGTGTGACTTCCTTGCCCATCGGTAGAAACATAAAGTGTATCTTTGGGGTATAAACAATCAGATGGAACAAGAAATTTGTTCACATAGGCATCAATACTTGTATCCTGTCTGAACGAGGGACGAATGTAGGGCACCCAATTTTCGTTCAACCGACGAGGTGAGCGAACAACCTCTTGCGAAGCTAAGCCATTGCGCACTTCAAATAGTTCGTCAAGTCGTAGCATCTTCATTGCAGTTCCTCCTCTTCAACTTCATTATCCTGCGATTGAGCACATTTCAAGCCGAACAGATAGTAGTTCCTTACGATTTGCATAAAATCATCTTCCGTCAGCTGCCCATAGTTGGTCGTCATATAGGCCTCTGCGCACCATTCCATTTCTGCTGTTACGTACCTTTTGACACTGAGCCCTTCAATTTCGTCTCTGTTTAAAAAGGCATTCACCCATTTTTTCTTGATATCGGGCCATGTGTGATTTACGTCTATTCTACCTCTGTTTTTTCGTTTCTCAAATCCGTCATCACGGCAATAGCCAAACCATGTCTTATAACCTTCTGGATGTTTATAGCCTGCCTTAATAATTACAGCACATGTAACAGTGTTCACTTTTGAGTTATAAAAGAGTTCCTCTGGCATAGACAATACACCTTCAAGTGTATTATTCTCCAAGATTTTCTTTTTCAGCAGATAGGAATCACCTTTCGTGTCAATCACGCAACTCATAGGCATAATGGCAATGCAGGTACCACCCTTTTCCAGCATGGACAGGTTGTTCAGCACGAATTCAAGTTCCTCCGTACCCTTTCCTTTATTCTTGTAAGGGGGATTCAGCAATCCCACTGTAGGATGGAATTTTTCTTTCAGAGCATCCTTTTCTGTTTCGAAACAGTTTTCCCAAAAGATGTTCGTCCTTCCATCACGATGTACAATCATGTTTGAAATCAGCAGTGTATAGATTTCCTCGTCGTACTCAATACCCACAAGTTGCCAGTCTTTAATGTGCTGCTCCTTGGCGATGTCACCATTTGCATTTTCCAACATTCTCTTCATGGCACTTACAAGAAATCCGCCTGTTCCCGCACAGTTGTCGATTACTACACTATCTTTGTCGATTTGTGCAAGTTCACAAAACAATTCCGTAATATGAGGAGGGGTCAGCACAATACCCAGCCCCTTGTCATTGTTGGCATAGCGCAGAAATTCTACATAGAATTGGCTGATTGTATCGATATACTTATGGGTAACATTAAAACCATTGATCCTGCTGTCACAATTTGAAATCAGGTCAGTCAGATATGTTTTTCCTTCTGCCGATGGGTCGTTAATGCTTTGATTTGTGGTGATAAACTCGAAGCCTTTTATCAACGACTTTTTGTTTCTGTTTGGCACATCGCTTCTGTTTAATTCTGCACAAATAGCGGAATACAAGTTATTAACAAGTTCTGCTGTCGTCTGATAATTCTTATATTCAGCCTTGAAACGTTCATTTTTGAGTGCAATCAAGATACCGCTGATGAGCAGAGCACGCAAGCGTTCCTTGATTTTCTTACCTTGAAGCTCCTCGTTCATCTCCTTTGTATAGTCAATCAACTTGTTAAAATCCTGATTGAACTTATAGGTGCTCTGCATCAGTCCGTGGTGATAACTGTCTATGTCGAGTAACTCTCCCTCTTTGAAAAATTGATGGAAGTTCTTCTCATCATTTAATTGGATGTAATGACTTAGTCTTGCCAACGATGCTTTCTCACCGCTGAAACCTATTGCAATAACATCATATTCCTTTGAGACAAACGACGAATAGAGCAATGCACCGTCAATGGCATATTCGCGAAATGAGTCAAGCGTAGCAGACGCATGATACTTCGTGTCAGCCTTGCATTCTACCAGTATTACGAGGTCAGGATATCGACCACAAGTAATGATGAAGTCAGGGTAGCCCTTACCAGTTCCAGACTTTGAAGCGTTCTGCAAAAGTTTTGCCAGCTTCTTATTGTCTGTCTGCTGCTCTTCCACGATGATATCCTTGTCATCGTAGTAACCTCTTTCCTTCAACAGCTTTCTAAAAAACTGCGATGTCTTAGCCTCATTTGCCAT